ATTAGTAATAAACCTTTTTAGTTTGTATAATCTTCTCGTCTTTGTAATCTTCTGGATGGGGGATTAAGCCTCCTTGCCTAAATCGCATAACAGCCTGAGTCATAGAATCGACTAAGTCATCATGATCGCCATAAGGGAATGCTGCGCACTCTTCAATAACCTCTTGCGCAAAATTCTTATGGGTCGGAGCCCATATCATACCAGATTCAAATAAAGGTGCAACTGAATTTACACGTGTATGCTTATCATTACCTTTTGATGGTGTGAAGTTTACTACAGGTATACCCATGTTTCTAAGTTCATAGGTCAAAGGCAGTCCAGATGCTTTTGCCTCTATTAATACTGTCTCGGGTTGCCAATACTTATATTGCTCTAATGCTTTACGCCTTAATTCTGGAAACTCTAACCGTTCTTTGATTGCATCAACTAAAATTAAACTTGCAGGTTTGTCTTCTGACTCTCTAAACACACCCCATGTAGTAATTGCAGAATAATCGGCAGTCTCTTTTTTCATAAACGCAGTATCATAAGATTGTATAATATGTTCTAGCGCTGGCATGCTATCGTGTTCCCATTTCTTCCACCACTCACGTTTTATAATTGCGCCTTCTTCTGATGTAGGGTTTTGCATCCATTGTGCATTCCATTTACCAATAGAGATAGATGCCTTAACAGCTTCTAGCTCTTTTAGCTTCCAATACTCTGGCCACACAGGTTTCTTACTTGGCATGATTGCTGGAAATTCTATAAGTTCCCATTTGTCTGCTTTTGCTTCTTTTTGTGATTGCAATAACATACCCGTTAAATCTTTTACGTTCCATCTGGTCATTACACAGACAATCGCACCACCTGGCTGCAGACGTTGTCGTGGTCCTGATGTATACCACTCGTAAGCTCTCTCAAGAGCAGTTAAATTCATAGCGTCTTGCTCTGAGTGTGGATCATCAATAATTAATAGGTCTGCACCTCGACCTGTAATAGCTCCACCAACACCTGATGCAAAATACTCGCCACCTTGTGCAGTTTCCCAGCGACCTGCTGCTTGTGAATCTTCCCTAAGTCTAGTTGGGAATACTTGTTTATAATCTGGTGAGTCCATAAGTGTTTTAGCCTTACGACCAAACCTTATAGCTAGTTCTCCGGTGTGGGTTGTTTGAATAATTTTTAGTTTTGGATTTCTCCCGATCATCCAAGCAGGGAGCAGGGAACTGGCGAACTCTGACTTTGTATGCCTTGGCGGCATGTTAACAATAAGTCTTTTAATTTTACCTTTAGATAATTGATTAAATTTATCTGCAATAATTTTATGATGTGCACCTTCAATAAAATCTGGCCACATGTGTTTTACAAAACTTAAAAAATCAGACTGTATATGTGATATTTTTTTCTTCTCACTAAACCTTAAGTACATCTTCATAAAGTCTTTACGTACGTCAGGGGGTAATTTTTTTATTTTTTCTAAGTCTATTTCCATATATTTTTTTGCAAAATTTTTTAAGGTTGATTTTGGAACCCACAACGTTTTTACAGGCTAAGACCGTCTAAATCAAGCAATAAAGGGTAGATATAGGGACCCCTTTTTATACAGTATAAAACAAACAACATAGACTGCGCAAAAATGCAACCTATGCTGGTACCTCTATTGATGTTTGTATAGAAGCGCGCCCCGCAGGGGCGCACAACCTGTGATTGATTGTTAGTCTAGTAGTGTCATGTATGCTGGTACATTTAACCTGCTAAACTTATCTAATTTCTTTTGCATTGTATCGTAGTCCTCGTTAACTTCTGCAGTCTTAATGTCCATGTATAGTTTGTGTTCCTGTTCAGTTAACATTGCTGACTGACCAGAGTAGGGGTTCGTTGTTTTAATCTTTGTTGTCATATATATATATCCTTTCTATATCCCTTATAATCCTATTCTGTTTGTGTGTCAACCCCTCGTTCAGTTATGTTTGTAGTTATGTAATCGCTGTTATCCCAACTATTCTGCCTAACCTCTTTTACTACATCAATCGGTGTTTCAAGTGGCGTGTTACGTGGTGCGATTGCAACTATACGTTCTGCGTGTGTGTTAGCAAACTGAGTGTAACAACCTTGACTACAAAAGTATTTAAGAAAAGAATCTTGATGATATTCATATTGTTTTACTTTTTTAGTTCTTAGGACCTTGCTACCTTTACTACCTCTTATCCTGTCCTGTGTATGTGACTTATGACACTTAGGACCATGGCACCATTTAAAGTCGCTCATATATACCATAACAGTATTACGACTGCCCCTATTATTGCTATCATAATTTCTATTCCCTCCATTTTTTCCTCTCTTTCAGTTTCCATAGTTTTCTGTCGTAGTGTGCTGCCATCATTTCTGATACGACAAATAATAAAAAACCTACAATCATAAAACCTACACCGATATATAATATTAAATTGTAATCAATCATATTTTTATTTGCACTTTCCCAGTGGCATTTCTCCAACCGTCTGCGTCTAAATCCCAATAGTTCAAACAAGATTTACCATTTTTTGTAGTGTATAAACCCTTATCACTAGGTGTTCCGTCTGGTTTATCATACTGACCTTTACGTGTGATAAACTTTGCGTGTTTCTTTGCGAAGTAAGTTATGTAAAACATTGTATACCTTTCTATTTTGTTTATAGGACTATCCTATTACAGATAGCCCTATGTGTCAAATGTTAGTTCACACTCTCATATTGTTTTCTCGCTAGTATTTTTGCTTCTCTAGTGTTGGTTGATTGTTTATTCTTCATACCCTTAATCATGTTAGCTAGATTTGTAGGGTTATAAATTGTCAAGCCTGTTGAATTAGTTTTAACTAATTCAGCTTCATCTACATTGATACCTAATTCGGTTGCAAGTTCTATGCCCTCGCTTAAATATCTATATGCTTTCAAGCCTATCTTTAATTGGTCAGCTTGTTTAGTTATACTTGACACCCACGTTGTGTGCTTTGATACAACAGTTGCTTTTGCCATTCTCCATTTCTCAAATTGTTGATACTCGTCTTTAGTACAAGCGATTGCTCTACTTCTGCAATAAGAAGTACCAATGACATCAGCATAAAATGGTGCATTGAAATCTTTAGTCATTCCAATACTGTCATCATTTTGACTATAACCACTACTGTCTTTGCCGAGTTCCTTATTACACATATCAACGTGCTTTGTTTTATATGGGTTGCTATCCTTACCAGATTGTTGAGGTAAAATATCTGGGTTGCAACCTTTAGATTTTAATTCTTCTCTAAAATATGCGTGGGCAAATTGGTCTTGATCATCTCTACTATAACCCTCTTGTCCATCTAGGTTGCCATATAAACCAAAATCAAAATGTGATTTAGTTTCTTTACTCTCGCCCTCGTCATCTACATCTTCATTATGTGCAAAGTAAAAGCATTTATCTTTTGCTACTACATCACAGGGGTCGCCATATTTTTTCTTAAAGACACGTAGTGTTGCTACATCTTCTTTAGGATATGATCTCTCTACAACTTCTTTGGCTATTGAAAATGTAAAGTTCTGTTCTGCATTAAAATCTTCTCTTGATTTTAAAAATGCTTCTCGTTCTTCTGTGCTTTCATTCTCAAACACATCTTTTATTTTATTGAACAGCTTGTTTCTAAACTCGGTGTTCATACGTATTTTTGCTGACATATAACCTTTCTTTATTTGTTTATAATTATCCTATTTTATCCCTTGACAAATAGATTGTCAACACCTATATTGAGTTAGGTATTACAAGTTAATAGCTTGTAGTCCTTTCGGGTTTAACTGGGATGTTAGGAGGTAGGTGCAAACCGTAAACTTCAGTTCCAGCTTGAGCCCAGAGTACAGAAAGACTGCGGGATATAAACCGCTATAACATAGGTCGTGAAATAGCGTTGCGCATTAGATGGCAAATTCTAGAATGACCCATCCGCCTATGTGGCTTCTGTATTCTGGGGTCAAGTAGGTCTTAAGATTTAGGCGCGGGCTAGCTGTTAGCTAAACGCCTACTTAACCATTGGGGATATGGTTGTG